CAACGGACAACCTGTCAATGACTCTATAGATGGTCCTTTCTGAAATGCTGTATTCATCTGCCAGGTACTGCATGATATATGCCTTTTTATGACCTTCAGCCGTAAGACGGGTGTAGTCTTTATACATTTCCAGGTATTTAATATCTGATGCATCTAATGACATTTCAGACATTATCCTAAGAGTGTTCCTGTTTATATATAATAGTTCGTATGCTTTCATAAACTACCGCTTTCTTCTATGTATTTAATTCTATTCGCAACTGAAGTAAACTCTTCTACAGAAACGACAGGGGCAGGAGCCATCATCATTCCTTTGGCGACTGCTCTGGCCAGCATATCTTCGCCTAAAGTTTGATTATTCGTTGCTGTTACATTAATAGGTACACCTCCACCCATCATATTGAAGGATGATAGGATAGGGGCGAACATGGACGTAGCTTTGGCGGTTATAACGGATTCTCCATTCGACAACTGTGCCGGAATACTGTCGCTCGTTCCTGTCCCCGGTCCTGTAACCAAACCACCTTCTGCAAATTTAGCACTTTTTACTATCTTAACAGCATTTGCAATGTTAGAAAGGATTGTTGCAATACCTGATGCCATTGTAGCTATACCAAGAATACCTTTCCCTGATTCAGCGGATACCATTTTTGCGATCGCCTTACCTGAATTGATGGCAATCTCTGCCAAAGCCAACATTTTGCTTGCCATAGCAAATCCTCTGTCAGACTCCCCAATTTGTTCTGTGAGAGCTACAAGGCCATTTGTCACCTGTTCCATTGCTTCATATTTAGCTTGTTCTATTTCAATCTCCTTATCGCTCAGTTCTTTTTTGGATTCCAGATAAGCATTCTGTGCTTCCAGCTTGCGAAGATTGAATGCTTCTATACTTTCACCTTCCATTTGCTGCAGGTTATCGAGCTCGGCTTTCTTTTGTTCCATCCTTATACGAAGAATTTTCTCTTCGTTATCATATGCTTGTGCGATTTCCGTTTCAAAGCGTATGCGCATGGCTTCCTGTTGCTTGTTGATAATATCCTGCTCATGAGCTGTTGCCAGTTCGTCTATCTTGGTATTGTATTTTGCTTTAATGGCCAGTTTCATTTCTTCGGTCTGTTCTGTGCTGGCAAGTTCCGCCTCTTGTTGTGCCTGTAATTGTTGCAACTTCAACTGGTATTCCTGCTCGCTACCTTCCTTGACCGATTCCAATTGCAGGGATATCATTTTTAAACGGTTCTCCAGTTCTTTTTTCAGTTCCTCATCGGACAACTTGCTAAGCTCCATAGATTTTTGTTGTTCCAAAGCCTTTATTTTGGCGTTGATGGCTTCACGAGCCTTGGCGGTAAGGTTCTCTTCTTGCTTTAAACTGATTTGCAAATCCTCAATCTGCCGGGAATAGTTCAATTCAATCTCTTTCCGTGCTTGTTCTCTCTTGTCTTTCACTAAGGCAAGCATAGCATCTTCTGCTGCCCTTACTGCTTCCAGTTCTGTTTGCTTTGCTTCCTTTGCTTTGTCTGCACCTTCCTGGCGGATAGAGTTTAGGGTATTTTGCTGCTCTGTCTGACGGGTGTAACTGCTTTCTTCCAATTCACTTAATCTGTTTACTTCTTCGCTTAATTTCCTAAGGTCATCAATAGTGCTTTCCGATATACCGATTTTTCCAATAGCTTCATCTGCTGTAATTGCTCCTTTTTGCATGTCCTCAATGGTCTTAAGGGCTTCCTTTGTTACTTTAGTATATCCGAGCATATTGGCAATTCTTGCTTTCGCTAAGTCTGTTTGGATTTTTAAGTCCTCTTTTTCCATTGCTGCAGCTTTTTCCGCAGCTTTGATACGTTCCTGTGTGGATAGGGTTTGGTCATCAGCAGCTTTTTTCAGCTTCTCAATTTCAGCTCGGTTAGCGGCACGTGACATGGACAGCATGACTTCCCTCTTGTCTATCTCATTCAAGACTTCTGCCAGCTTCCACGCCTGTTTGGTTTCATTGACTATTTCATCACCGATACCAGCGAATATGGATTTGGCATCATTCCCCGCCTGTTTGAAGTTCCCGGTAAACAGATTCACTAAAGCACTTCCCAACTTGCCTGCCCGGTCTATTAAGACATTTACAGTGGCACCAAGAGCCCCCATTATTTTATTGGCTGCTTCCACGCCCTTCTGTGTTTTGGTGAACCATGATACAAGAGAAGCCAGTACAACCAAAAGAGCACCTATTCCAAGTCCTAGCATGGCGGTTCCAAGTAGTTTGACTACTCTTGTTAGTCCTGTCGTGGTTTTTGCAACAGTAATCAATTTTTGATTTACATTACTTATGTAATTTTTTACTCCGCCCAAAGAGGTCACCATTACATTTATCTGTTGCACGAACGGGATATTGGCATTGGCGGCTTCCATTATAGCTTCCTTGTAATTGCCAACATTTCGGTAATACCGCTGTGTCTCTTCTTCAGCATCCTTCAGAGCATCAGTAACCTCATTAATTTTATCCCGTAACTTAATGCCTGTAGCCGCATTCCGTTCCGCTTCGGATAAAGCATCGTATTCAGCCGTTAGGTTTGACAGTTTGGCACGGAGAGAAACAAGGCTGTTTTCTTGTGCCTTCTCCTGCTTGAGCTGATTTTGCATTGTTTTCGTTATAACACGTATCGAATCATTACAGTCGTTGATATAGGCTTTAGATGCCGCCATTTCTTCATTGTACTGCTGCCTTTTTATGTCTCCAGCCTTTAACTGTTCCTTCAGTTTCGCCTCTGCTTCTTTGGCTTTGTCGATTTTTGTCTGATACTCGGCTATAGCTTTGATAGCCTCATTATAATTCACTTTGATATCAAGTATCTTTTCTACTTTGTCTGCCATAATTTTAGATGTCTAATTGTAATAATTCAACATTTGCTATTCCTGTATTTTCTGCTGTAACGGATAGAATTGCATAATATTTCCCATATTGGGCCAGATATGCTGGAGTGGTCATATCTAAGTCTCTCAAGTCTTTTTCTGTTATTTCTATTTTTTCTTTAATGATTTTGGGGGTATACACTGCATTTTGAAAGCTTGTGTAGAATCTTTTTATGATATCTGTGAACGACAATTGTGTGAAGGTTCCATTTGATAGACCTCCATTGTTTTCCTCGAGAAGTATTCTTGGTTGAACTTTTTGCAGTTCAGCCTTTCCCTCTCCGTCATATTTGTACAATCGTATGAATGCTGTAATTCCTCTCATGTCGCATCCTGCAAATTTCAACTCTGCCATTTCTCTAGACTTCTCTAATGAGCTGATCAAGCAAGTAATTTCTCCACTGTAGTTGCCTTTTACCGTATCATCGTCTTTGTATTTAAGTATATTTCTTTGTGCAAAGCCATCGATAGTGAATTTCATTTCTTTAGGCTTGTTGGCCATATACGATGCTATTACCCGTCTAGTCCAATTGTACGCTTGTTCTTTTTTCTTTATGATATCATCGACAGACATAAATCTTATAATGTTCGTGCCTTCAATAGGATATGCAAATACGCCTAGCATGGTAGATATTGCTTTAATAAAATCAAGCTGTGTCATATCTGGCAAATTTGGTATAATGGGGTAATGACCATTCCCGTTAAGAATACTTTCGTCTGGTTGCTTGGGCGATACAAGGCTGTTTTCCATTCTTAGATTTATGATTCCATCTACACCGTTTGATACGTCTGCAATAAATCCGATATTTGTGAATCCAAACCGGATATCTGTACCTTTGTTTACTGAGTCAGACTCTACACCTTCGAACTCAAACGTAATATTGTAAGAGTTTCCTCCATTGCTTATTATATCCGTATATCCTATGTTGAATATTTCATTGTTCTCTCCGTTCTCAATATAATAAGCTATCATGGCTGCATTGCTGGGATAGAAAGAAGTTAAAGTATGTATTGATACTTTGCCTGAAGCATTGAGCTTTATGGAGTTTCCTTTTGTCTTTATTCCACTAATGAATGTGCCTTCGCTTAGCGAGCTTTTATTTACCGTTCCATAATATGATGAATATTCTTTATTTTCGAAGTAAAGTTCAATAGGCCCGGTTCCTTGGTTAAGGTAATATTTTGCATTCAACCACAGTTCATTCTTTTGAGAGAATTCCAACCCGTCATTTCTTGTCAGCAATGGGATAAACAGCTTGTTCAAGACTGCTTGCTGTTCACTTGGAAAAATGAATATCACATCATTATCAAGTGATATATGTTCTAAAATCCATGTTGCTTTAACTGCCGGATGATAGGGTAAGTCTTTATCGGCTGAACGTATATTGTAATTTACTTTTGGGAAAAAGAAATCTCCATGACTATCATATTGGCTTACGTTCTTTCCGCTATTCCATTCGATGTAATAATCAGGAAATGGATCATTCCCTTGGCTTTCATAATGCCAACGTTCTTTTAAATCTTGCAGTTTTTTTTCTTCATTGGCAATACTTGAAAATTGTGTTGCGTTTCCCCATATTAATGCGGTTTCAAACACATCAGACGTGCCTATCAAGTATATTTTTGCCCCTTTGATAATTTCTACTCCGTTTCTTATGTATCTAGCGTCAAGGTAAAATGAAGCAACGGAATATTGGCAGGATGGCAGGTCTGCGTGAAGAAATGCAGACTGATTCCTCACTGTGTTTGGAAGTTTAATAGTGTAGCTTGTGTTACTTACAATTTTGCCTATATCGGTGAATATATTATTCTTGTATTTTAATGTGATATTGGTGCTGTCGTCCATATCTACTAATTTGTTGTTGGCACCGACATATAATAATTCATTTCTCATAAGCTCTGCACGTTAGTTTCAGGTAATATAATGTTCGCTTCAAAGTCTTGCAGTGATACCCGCTGTTTGACGAAATTTCCCACAGACACATTTACGGCCATCCATCTGGCGTTACCGTTATCATCATAGCCCATGAACATATCAACAACAGGAGATGTGGCCATTTGGTAAAGGAAGTCATAAGTTATGCTGTCTATTAATGGAGCGCATACGGGAAGTGTCGTTTCTTCCATTTTCCTTTGCTTTCGTCCGCTACCTCCATGGTATCCGTTCTTGTAACTGTAATCCTGCATATTGTTTCTGATGAACTCTCCGTCATTGGATACCTGCGAAGTCTCGTCTCCTTGCATGAATAGCCAGTAACACCACATTCCATGGCGGTTGATCCATCTCAAGTATATTCCACAGTCTGAATTGTCAACCTTACAAGTGATCTTTGTGGCCATATTGAGCAGCCCTCGGAAGGTGAAATCAAAGGTGTGGTCAAAAACAGATGCTGCCGTATTACTTCCAGGTAGATAAAATTCCACCCTGTCTGAAGCATCTATTCCAGCAAGAATGATATTCCATGCATTTTGTCCTGATAATGCGATAGGGGAGCTTTCGGAACCATCTATAGTTACTTTTACATTCCCTGATGTTGCAGAGTATAAGCCTACAGAGAATGGGTAGTTTTTGAACCATGTCAGCACTCGGCTTCCATTATACTGCTCTCCAACCTTACTGGCTCCCCACAATATGAATACGTTGAACTGGAAGCTGTTTTCAAGTGTTCCTGATTCGTTATACATATCAAGCTCTATGCTAAACAGACGTCCTAACTTACTATCTTCGGCGTGAGTTGACTTGTAATCGACTTCTCTGTATTCGTCAAAATAGCTCTGCGTATAGAATGATAGGTCAAAGAAGCAGGAACCACCGAACGTCGCTCTGTTCTCTCTGTCTGATGTGGCTGTGGTGGTGTCCGTTACCGTTGCAGTAACAGATTGATAGTTTCCGCCAAGGATATTTATTATCACAGGATTAAAGCAGAATCCTATTTGGTCAGGATATTCAATTGTTGTATTATCTATCGTATGTGTTCTCATTGTCGAAATTCAGATTTATATGTTCAACTTCTGTTTCATATATAGCCGATACCCTGCTGGCTATATTGTCCACGGTATTTTCTAGATCACGGGAATAGATTTCTTCATGTTTTCTGTTTCGGTATAGTTCCGTTCCTTCCTTGGCTATCTTTCTAGCGACAAGGTAGGCGAAGGAATCGGGCTTCTTTACTTGTATACCCTTATCTTCCACCCATTGGCGGATAATCTTGTAAAATCCTTTCGGAACTTTCCCTGGCCCACGTCCGGTTTCTAGTACCGCGAATGCCTGCCTGCCCCACAAAACGCCTCCGTCCTCCGACATTTCTACTTTCAGACTGCCCTTTGTCCTTCCACTGGCTACTTGTCCGGCTGCTTCATGGTTGGCTATAATTCGCTTGCGTAACGCTTCCAGCTCTTCACCTATTATCCTTAGGGGTCCGGCTTTAGTTTCTGCTGCCATATACAATCTCTTTCACGCTCTTGTTGCAAATAACAGTACCCATTATCTCTTCTAACTTAAGTTGGATAACTATTCCGGTTACATTAACATCCAGCTTGTCATAGAAAACAGAATAAGGGATATCTCCTGATATTTCTTTGAACATCCCACTCCTGTTCAATAGCAATATGAATTCTTTGGCTTTATTCTTGCATCCTTCTATCACTGCATCATTTTCTGTGCCATCAAAATCGAACTTGGTTTTATCCATGAATGCCATCATACAGTTAGGGCAGTCTCTTAACTGCTGTCTGCCTAGATTAAAAGTTCCGCTTACAGGAAGGAGATTAAGCACTGCCGGCAATTTAATCTTGTCCAGTCTTATATTGGCTGTTTGCCAGTTGTCAAAAAGGTAACTTACACCCTCCATAGAGTCTACTATCTTTTTAATTTTTTGCTCTACCGTCATTTCTTCTTACTTAATATGTTTCTTAATCTACGTTCGAATCTTACTCTTTTGGCGTCCATGTCAAGACATTTATATACTCTGACCCATGGCACGCTGTCTACTTCTGCATGATCAGTGATACCCATGCGCTGTGCATAGTAATCAATCATGCCGAAAGGTCCAAAATTTAGCAATTCGGATCCTGCTTGCTTCTCTTCGGGTGTGGGTGGTACATTCGTCGACGCGAATAGTTTATTTATTCGTTCAACTTCTTTGGCCACCCATTGTACGAATCCCAGTACATCGGTAGCTGGAAGTTGGGATATATAACGTTTACTCAGCCCCATCAGTACAGTACAGGGAACGAACAAGATATCGTGTTCTGTTTCGATGGATTGCAGTTGCATCAGTTCTCCCATATTTATGTCGTTTAGGGTATCTGGTGTCTTATACTGCCCTAGTTGATAAGGTTTTTTCAGTTCATCCAACTTGGTTCTAATGACCTCGGGTTCGGTGGCAATGCTGCTTATTGTCAAAAATTCTTTTACTGTCATATCTTTCCTATTTTTGCTTTTGGTCGTTTTGGTGTTGGTTTGATGCGGAATATCATTGCCATTATCAGCATATCAAGGTAATCTGTGGAATGACCTAATATTTCTTTCATTTTTTCTTTGCTGATTATTCCTTTCTTCCGTGTGTCTGCATCAATATGTGCTTGTTTGAGAACTGACAATTCTTCAATGATCCGTTCCCGCTGTGCTTCCGTGCATACGATACGAAGCAATCGATTGTTAATCATCTCAGCCAGTTTGAAGGCACACTCTGATTTCAAATTGTCAAATTCAGGATTAATAGGTCGTGCTCCTCCATGAAACTCCTTGATACCGTTCAGATAGCTTTCAAGATAGTTCCCCAATCCGTCAGAGTCCGCAATCATCTTACTACGAGGAATTGAGCATTCTATCATCATCCGCTTCAGGTCTGTTTCAATGGATTTTCCAGTACTGTATTCCTGATCCAGTTTGATAAAACACACATTCCCTTTCCAATGACCGGCGATAAATCTGTCTCGTCCCTTCATTGCAAGGTCTGCAGAACCGGTAGATTCACCTGCAGGAGCAATGAACTCATTCGTGAACAAGTCACAGATAGCGTCGTAGTTACACAGGGCAGTCGGGTCATTATCATACTCCCAATTGCCGAAATATAGGCGTTCCTTTGTTACCCGGTCTTTTGTGTTTCGAAGACTTTCGATGTAGTCTTCTGTTGCCCAAGGATTATCCTGCACCAAAGCTTGGATAAATGCATAAGGAGCTTGTAATTTGTCTTCTTTCCAGGGCTTGTAGAATTCACGGTATAGCCAGTTTTTCTTCGGGTTACAGGTGATAAGTATCTTTCCGGGTACATGGTATACATCGTTCATGTGGCGGCCGATACGGGTTTTCAAGACTTCGAAGGCAAGGTAGTGCACTTCACCAGCTTCCTCTATCCATCCTCCTGTATATTCCTTAGACCCCAATCGTTCATACATCGGATCTTTCACCGGATAATACGTCAAGTCAATATAAACGATTTCACTTCCGTTGTCGAAGGCTATCCCTTCATTTGTTGTCTTGTATGCCGTGAAGCTGTGAGAAGATGCTACCTTATTGAAGGTCACGGTAACGGACTCACGGCTATCCTTCAAATTATTTCGGCCAACAAACCAGCGAGTACCGGGAAGATAGTAGGCACATTGCATCAGCCATTCACAGCCTAGCCATGATTTACCACCACCTCCGGCACCACCATACAATAAAAATTTCGTTTTGCTGTCACGAAGAAAATTGTATGCCAATCGCTGTTTTAAGTTAACCTTTTGCTCCATATCACTTCAATTTGTCAGCTTCGGGAGTATAGGGAAGAAAGTCAAATCCGTTGAAGGGTTTGCCTTGTGTTGTATGATCCACTTCCTGTTTGTCGGACAACCCTAGCTTTCGGGCTATAATGTTTGCATTGAAAGCGCCAACACAGGCTCCTTCAAATTGTTGAGTCTCGATGGTTTCTTCCACCCGCGCGATGACGTGCAAAAAATCTTCATCATTTTTTTTCATGCATTCACTTCTGAAGCTACTCCACCAACGTGATGAAGTACCTAGATAGATACATAATCCGGTGAGAGAGTAGGGGCGCTGTGTAGGTGAAACTTCTTGTTGTGTTTGCTGTTCATTAACAGTTTCTGTTCTTTTACCTTTTTTGCGTCTAACAGGCATGGTACGTTGTATAGCCTTTCTTGTTGTCCATGGGTTTTCATCACACCATTGGAAATATTCGCACGCCGCCTCCCATAACGCTTCAGGCGTGGCGAAGAGTTTATCCCTGCCATGCTTGCTGCGTAACATCCAAAACTGATTTCCTTTAGGTGCTGCCATTGTTTATAGTGTTTTAAAGATTGGTATAATTTCTTTGTCCAGATCCCATTTGCGATTATTGGGAAGAGGAAGTGTGAATTCATATTGCAACGCTTTCAGATAATCACTCTTACTTGCGCTCCTTCCGTTGGTTGATGCTACTTGAAATGACGAACCTCTTAACTCTTTTTCTGGGCTTATCTTCATTCCTTTATCGAATATGTTAAAATCCTTTCCGATGTAAGCTGTGTTTAATCTGACGATGTCAGCTGTGGAATGATAATGCTGGAAGTACCATTCACCAAAACGGAAGTTGGCTGTGAAGTTCTTTGCGTCAAGAAATACGGCTTTAGAACGATGGTCGTGTGTTTCCTTGCGTTCAGATGATTTCTGGGCGAACAGCAGCGGAATGCCAGACCAGAATATCATTCCTCCGGGCTTGCATAATGCTGATAACGAAAGTAAGACATTCTTTTCATCCTCTTCTGAGTTCACAGAGTTCAACACGCTATCGCACACAACCACATCGTACAGCCCGTAGTCCGACAAGGTCTTGCATATGGAAGCACAGTCTTGCCTGATTTCCTTTTCATCAATGATGTCCGCTCCATCTTTGCGGTGGAAGAATTCAATGGCGTCAATGAGATAGCCTTTTTTCTTCAGTATGGTTGCGTAATCCTTTTGTCCGGCACCGAAATCGAGTATGCGCATATCCTTGGTGATGTATGGTATAACCTGCGTTTCATACAACGTTGAATGGCTACGCTTGCTTGGAACCCCGTTCTTTTGCCGTAGCCGTGCCTTTTGGGCAAAAGACTGTATATAGGTCTTTCGTTCCAGATGGGAATACTCGAACACTCCATATTCCTTAGAGAAGTATTTGAGCGCGATTTCTTCTTTCCCTTCTGGAAGGACATATACAAGTAGGTCCATACCTAATAGTTTTACCGTTTTGGCATATACTGTTGAGATGATCACTTTCCCGGTATGGTCACATACGGCATTTGCAAACTGGCCGTAACGGAGAATCATTTTCGTAAGGTCAACAACACGTGAGTTGTTTCCTCCTTTGGAAAGAATGGAGATATCTTTGTTGGATACAGTATAAAATCCTTCTGTTCCTTTAGGAAGACTTACATTGATTTCTGGTTGGATTTCCGACAACTCACATTCCGCATAGTTGTGAAGTTGGTTGAACCTTACTTCATCGGTGGAGTTTACACCATCAAGAATAAAGGCTGGAACATGGGTATACCCAAGCAGCTTCATTGTCTTTGTACGTTGGTGTCCTGCCATGATACGTTTATCCGATTGACGTATGATGATCGGTTTGATAATGCCTAATTCCTTGATGGATTTTTTTAAATCTTCTTGTGCTTCATTAGTGAGCAGGCGTGGGTTATATTCTGCCGGGTTCAATATTGATATGTCTATGTATTCCATCATAAGCTAAGTAGATTATTAACAAAACCAACCATTACACCGTTCTCATCCAAATATTCAGAAGCCCGTGCTTTCAGTGCTTCCAGTTCGCTTTCACTGACTGGAATCTTATACCCCTCAAATACTAAATATTTGATATGAGCTCCGGCTTCATAGTTTGCGTTCTTGAGTACATTATGACTGTCTTCTATATCTTCTGAAAAATCTGTCGGATCAGGAAAGCTGATGCCTTCCATACCCCAATTAAGCAACTCGTTACAATCCCAGTCAAACAACTTGGTTATGTCCCATTGTCCGTTGTTAACGTTATCACGTATGATTAGCTCACGTTCCCTTTCCTCGGTCAGGTTGGGAATAAGAACGGTCGGTACTTGTTGCATACCTAGCGATATACAGGCATCATACCTTTGGTTTCCGGCTATAATGATCAATTCGCCAGTACGGTCTGACAGGATGATCGGTCGGGCTTCGAAATAATCCGGATTGTTTCGGATTGACTCTTTAAGTTTGTCTAGCTGTTCATCCGAAATAGTTCTTGGATTGTTTTCCAGTTTCTTCAGTTCCTCTAGTTTTCTGTAAATAATTTCCATAATTGCTTTTTTTGCGTTACAGAAACGAAGGTACTTAATAAGGGAGCTAAGGGGAAAAATGAGGAAAACAAAGTACTGACACGGCTTGTCAATACTTTGTTATGTGTGTTATAATTCCTTTGTTGATATCAATGCCGAATTGCTGGTAAGATAAAGAATTACAGGAAAGTATTTCACTGGTAACCTGTAAAGTCTTGCATTCTTCTTTGATGAACGTTAATATGAAAAGTGGGAAAGATAGATAATGCTTTTTGCAGATTTTTGGAACGGAGTAGAAACGTGACTTTACTTGTTTTCGTTTTCATTACCATTGTAGCTATCCTCTGATAATCACATATCTTCCGGCGGCTATTTCACTTCTATACTCGACAGAATAGCCCTTGTCTATAAATGCTCTTATGACATTATCGTGCGCCAACTCCGAAATTTGGTGTCTGTCTTTAGCGTCACTTCCAGTATTTTTTGCCCAACAATGAGGCCAGTTATTTCCCCATCCTACGCCATAATGAAAGTAAACACATTCACCTTTCTCTTTGATTTCCGAGAGGATGAAAGATGCAAGTGCGTCTTCCTCGGATTTTCTTCTATTTGATTTTGGTATTTCTATTGTCAACATACTAATTTTTTTTTGAATTATTTCTTTATTACAACCGCCATAGTGCTAACAGTAGTTCCACTCTCTTTAAACTCGCCAGCTCCAATTTCAAAAACTTCTCCATGTACTTCTTTCAGCCAGTTGCGGAAATCAATACATTTCTTTTCCGAAGCGAATTTCCAGTGTTGGCTAGTTATTGCTGCAAGCGTGCCGCCTTCTTCCAATCGATCATACATAAGCCTGACATGCTCTATATCCTGATTACCGGAAAACGGAGGATTTGCAATAATCTTAGTGTAATGCCCTACACTGTCTTTCGTAAAGTCTTCATCAAGGAGTATCACATTTTCCAACGAATGCAAAAACTCTCTGTTTTCCGGCATCAGTTCATAGCATTCCACTGTTACGGAAGGACAAGCCCTATGAATGGCTTTAATGAGAGCACCGCGGCCGGCACTCGGCTCCAATACCGTATCATTTTCATGTATTCCTCCGGCAAGCATAACCAGCCAGTCGGCAACATCGGACGGAGTTTCAAAAAACTGGTAATCCTGCTGTAGGTTGCACCGTTTACCCTCTTTCAAAACGGAAAACACACGTTTCGGATTAAACGGGAATGTGAAACCTTGTACCTTTCCACCTTGCCATGAGCCGCCGGCTTCTTCTATCCACTTCTTTGCTTCAGCATAAGACTTTTTGTTAAATTGAACTTGAGGAAGTTTCAGAACACCGTCCTCAAGAGTACAATGTTTCAATATCTCTTCCACACTCCATTTTTTGCCTTCGTCAGCCTGCTTTTTCTTTTCAGCTATCGGAACATCCGGCGCTAACAGTGAAGATATTTTTTCTACAACTATGTTGCTTGCGTCCATGAAGGCACTGACGCAAGATATCGCTTCGATCAAGAAATCGGTGTCAACATGCCCGGTATCGTCATAGATGTCTATCCCTTCGGTCATGGATGACAGTTCATTGAGCTGCGCAACACTACCATGTAACGTTTCGATTAAAATCTTTTTTTTGTTCGTCATAACTTTTCTGTAAATAAATTCTTGTTGTGTCTACACTTCCATGACCGAGAAGATCGGCCAGTTGAATAACATCTTTGTTTTTTTTCAGGAACATTTTAGCGAAAAAATGTCGGAAGGCATGCGCGTGCATTTTTTTTGAATCGATACCACAATGTTTACCCCATGCTTTCAGGTGTTGTGAAAAACCTCTCTGAGTCAACGGTCCGTATCTCCCGACAGCAAGAGTACCGGACTTGCCTGTCTCCTTTATATAGTCCTTCACCTCCTGTTGTAATTGCTTCTGGAAAAAGAAACGCCGATACTTGTTTCCTTTCCCTTTCAAAACAACCTCGCCAATTGCTATATCCTCCCATGTGAATTGCTGAAACTCCGAGAGCCGGGCTCCTGTAGTACCCAATACCTTGATGAAGAAATAGTAATCCTTGTTGAGTTTTGTTTTCAGATACTCCAGTAACCGATTATATTCATTCTCGGTAGGAACATTAGAAATATCCAGCTTACGTTTCATTTTAGGTCTCTTTAATTCTATCGGCTTTTTCATCCATTTAGAGAACTTTTCAATGGCTGTAATACGTAACCGGATGGTAGCGGGAGATAATTTTTCTTCTTCGAGACTTTTTATAAACCTCCTGCAATTATCCATGTTTACCTCATTGGCATACTCGAAATACTTCTTCATTGATGTGTAATATATATCAACTGTATGAGAAGAGTAATCATTGTTGTCGGTCAGCCACACAATGAAATCATTAAGTTGTTTCTTGTTCTTATCCGAAATGACATCAAGTTTTTCCAAAGGTTTCACCGCCTTTTCCCTTTTTCCATATCCGATGTTGAGATAGGATAATAGATCGCATATAGCTGAACACATTAGCGAATGACGCACCATGACATCAGCATTTTCACGTTTATAATTCAAATAGCCACGGCGGTTCACTTCTTTGGCCATTTCTAAAAAATCCGTGACATGCTTGATATATTTCCCGACAGTATCATAAGTCCTTCCTGTCGTGTATATGTAAGAAATATAATCAGTTAATATCTTCTGTCTGTCACTATTCATGGTTATTTATTTCTTTTTTTTGATTTAATCTTGATTGGATTGTTTTTGGTACCAGTACCCAACCATTTTAATTGGATGCCATGTATCCGGAGCCAATATTTAAATTCGGACGTGGTTGTCTGTTTCATATCTGTTCCGATTTGAATTTCTTGTTTATTTCTTTTTCAGCAGCTCTGGCCCCTTTCTTGAAACCCTCTACAAAGCTGTCAAAACAGGCTCTATGGATTTCTAAAGTGCATCTTTGCATAAGTGGGCAAATCGAGCATTTTTGGCTAAGCCCTGCGGACTTCTTGGCTATTTTCGTTACGTTTTTCATTGGATTTTTAAATTAATTATTACGATTTCTTTCCGCTGCGACTTCACTCATACACATCTTGCACCAGGAGGTGAGACATCGGTATTCCTTATCCCCACATCTGACAGTCCTGTTATAAAACCGGTGGAGCGGAAGGGAACGTCCGCAATGCGGACAAACCTTTCTTCCGGCTTCCGTACCGGCAACCGTCTTGGCTTTACGGTGTACAAGCGTACATCCCCTGCATTCATCCAGTCTGCCTTTGTACTTCCGGCATTTGTGCAGGGAGATGCGCCCGCATGGAGCGAATTTCTCGCAGTCGAATCTGGGTTCTGTGTGATAGATGTTCATGCAGTAAGTTTTTTGATCAGACTCATGTTCTTCTCCACCAGCCGGATAATGCAGTCATGATACTCCGATGTTCCGTTGCATACGGCTCTTGACTGTACTATCTGAAAAGATTTAAGATTCACTTCGATGGTTTCCACATGTTTTTCTCCGACTATGGCTGTCATGATCAGGCATTCACTGCGTCTGTAATACCTGTTGGCGTATACACAATGGTGCATGGCTTTGCCCTCCTTGTAGAACTGGGTTACGCTTTCAAGCGGACGGATGACTATGCCGTCGCCTTTGATTTCCATGCCGAAGAATCTTTCCATCCGGTTGTAGAATGATGCTATATCCTCCTTGAGCTGCTTTTCTTTTTGGATAGCCTTTATTCTGTCCCTTTCCCTTCTTTGCCTTGCCTCAATTTCATTTTTCTTTCTTAGTAATCTGTCGTGCTCGGCTTTTAAATTTTTGGGACATACGTATTTGGCGTTATGCAGATCCTTGTGGAAATAGGACAGCAGGCTTATATAGTCATTCCACATGCTTGCATCTCTGATTATATAACGGTTGCGGTTGCAGATGTTGAAGGACGGTTTATATCGGAGTTGGTAATAGCCCGTTTTGTACATGTGCTTTAACATATCCGTCTGTCCGGTCTTGATACATAATTCCGCATCATTGCCACCTTTCAGAAGGTCTCGTACAAGTTTTGAGGGGGGTACATCGGGGAACCGTTTCCCGATTCCCCGCTTTCTCAATTCCGGGATTAGTTTCTTTCTTGGATATATCCATCCCCATATCGCATATAGGTCTCCACGATAATTCCAGCTGTAACTGCCGTATTCACCCTTTATGCTCAGTGGTTCCGAATATATCCATCCGCTGCTTCCCATATTCATCGGTTTTGCCATGATGGTGCGTTTCCCCTCGACGGTGATCCATTCCTGAACCACTTCAAAGAAAGCATAGTGAATATAATCCTGTCTGCTGTTCAAATCAAAATTCCTTTTTCTGACGTACTTGCAGCATAGTATATGCCTTATGATCTGGAACTCTCCGGCGGTCTGTAAGATGGACATGTACTTTTCTTCCTCGACTTTTCGTTTCCGGCTGATCTTTACGTCCAGTTTGTGGTGGCAGTACGGGCATTCGGTCGTATCACTGAGCAGGGTAGTCCCCAGCTCGCTATTGCTTGTGTCTATCCATGTTCCGCCGCACTCGGAACACCATAGCTCATCCTTGCACCTATATGCTTCGTGGGTGAATATATGTTCTTTCGCCCATTCTTTTTGTACTTCGGTAACGGCGGACAGTTTGCCGCTTAGTCCGGTTACACGTTTCTCAAGTTTCGTTCTCGGTTTCATGATTAGAACAGGCTCATTTGTTGGACATTATCATCCGCTTTCTTTCGGACGTTTTTCTTCCTGAGTGTCTGGTATTGTTCTTCCGCCAGCCGTGCGATTGCTTTGTCACGTGCCGCTTTCTTATCTTCTTCGGTGAGTTCCACAGGTTTGGCGGAGGATGATACGGACGTTTTCTCTCCGGCAGGCAGCCGGTTTATTTTGATATCGTCCTCATCATAGTAGTGCACTGCCATCCCGTAGACCTCCTCGTCTGAAATCGCTACGGCGTTACCACGCTTCCTGGCTTCACCCATGATATAACTACAGCATTCATCAATGCTTTTCTTCTCATTCGCATATTGGGGGGCGAACAGTGAATCTTCTTCCGCCCGTTTGTCCAGATAGGCTTTGATTGCCTGTTTGAAACTTTCATTACTTGCCATGGTTACTTAATTTTGAAGTGGTTGATAATATTTATTTGTGATTGATTCTGATGTTATACTCGCATAAGAATTTTCCTATATCGTCGCTTGCTATATTGGGAGGTGGTGCATTATCTCCGTATATAGCCCGTATTGTATCCTCATTTCCCCCGTATGCCTTCCAATAGGTGTAGGCAGTATGGTTATTGGGAACGTTAGGAAAAAGTTCTGTGAAGGCGCTGAAATCGTTTTTAGCCTTTTTTTTGAGCTCCTGAATGTTTTTTACTCCCTCAATCATGGCGCACGCTGCATCTTCTATCCGGGTGAAACCTTTTTGGGATTGTTTCATGGCGGTTTCATTGGACAGTTTGACGTGCTCGTCTCTTCTATCCCTGCAAAAGTCCGATAGGGCTACCATAATGGACTGGTTGTTTATCCTGTTTCCCCAGACGAACTGTCCACGGCTTCCGTTTTTAAGCTGTGTGAAGAATATGCAAAGCTCGGCCAGATTGAGAAAATAATAGCTGGCCAATATGCTTAGCGCCGTTTCGGCAAGTTGTTGAGGTGCGATATCAATGCCTGCGTATCGGAGGATTGATTGCAGGTGCTCTGTGATAATCCTGACTGATGTGGCGTTGCCGAAGACAACATTGATGTCCGCAAGGGTGGGAATACCCTCAATCCTGATTGCTTGTGCTAATGTCAGGTTACAATTCAGCTGGGCTTGCGTGCCGGACCAGTTGTCAACCAATTGGGAGGCTGTTGATCCATTTCTCAAGGTCTGCTGGAGCGGTGTCAGTGTCTCCGGCTTTTTCCTGGATTGAGGTATCTGTCCTGGGGACATTATCACAGTGATCTGTTTTTGTAGGCTTGTTTCCATTTTGAAGTCTTTTTTCGATTATCCAAAGGTTAGCCCGGCTGTCCCATCGTTCAATTTTAGCCCCGTTGGTGTTTTTCCAGCTTAGCGCATCGAAGTGGTAGAAGAATATCTCCGCCTGCTGCTCCCA